ATATTACTTTAGATGCCTAAGAAACATACATAGATTTGTATCCTTCCAATATGTATAATAAACGAAGTGATATGAAAATATGTAATATGTGTAAAACAGAAAAACCATTAGACGAATATTTTAAATCGAATCATGGTACCTGTAAAGTTTGTAATCGAGAAAAGAATCGTGAACGCAACAAAAAAAGGTACCATGATGATCCTATCCACAAACAAGAACAACTAAACCGAACAAAAAAATACATTGAAGAAAGACCGGGATATTGGGCTAAATGGAGAGAAAATAATCGAGACAAAATAAAGGAAACTAATGCAAAAAATAAAGAATATAAACGTCAATGGGCTCAAAGTCAAAGACAAAATAACATTCAATATCGATTAAAAGAAAATATTCGAAGTAGAATAAATTTGGCTTTAAAAAATAAAAGCAATTCAAGTGAAGAACTTTTAGGTTGCCCTATTGAAAAATATATTATATATTTAGAGCAACAATTTGACCAAAATATGAATTGGGAAAACTATGGGGTTTATTGGGAAATAGATCATACAAAACCCATTTCATCATTCGATTTAACGAAAGAACAAGAAATTTTAAAATGTTTTAACTATAAAAATACAAAACCACTCTCTATAAATGAAAACCGGCAAAAAGGAAATAAAGAATATTTTTGAATGGCTTAACGAAATTACCCTTTACAAAACTTCAGTTGAAGGGATTTCGGAAGAATCATGGAATGTTTGGAATTCTTGGCTGGTTCATAAATACGTATCAATGGATATACGTTTTGTTGAATTAGCAAACTATGTTCAAACTCTACCATACGAGAACAAACAACAAACATATACAATTTATAGAGAGATGATCCCAAAAACTAAAACGTTCTTGAAGTACGTTAAGTCAAGAACAAAGAAACAGCCTGCTACTTTGGTAGAGTACGTAGCAAAACATTTTGAATGCAATTTAGGCGAAGCTGAAGAATATATTGACATTTTACGTGAAAGTGGCGTGCGTTCCGTTTTATATAAAATGGGAATAGAAGATAAAGAAATAGAAAAACTATTAAAGTAATGAATAGAGAAATTAAGGTTACAGATTCAATTGTTGATTCAGTTATTGACCAGTTTGTTTCAAGAGCCACATTTGGCAAAACAAAATATGGAGTTGATTTAGACCGTGAAGATTTAAGCGTTTTAGAATGGATCGAACACGCTAAACAAGAACACATGGATGCGATTTTATATTTGGAAAAATTGAAAAAAATCGTAGAAGCAAAAGGACTATAATATTTATAATAAAATATCAAAATGGATAAAGAAATTTTACGTATGCAAATGTTGGCTGGTATTATCACAGAAGGACAATACAAAGCTATGTTAAATGAAGATGTTTTAGAAGTAAAACAAATGGCAAAATTAATATGGCAATTTTTTAGAAAAAAAGGTTGGCAAGTAACATACGGTGACTACAGTAGAGGAGCTAATATCCCTAAGAGTACTCAAGGAGGTGACCAGAAAAGAGAAGTTCAAATCCAATTAGATCCTGCTGGTCATACTTGTCAAGTAGCCTTTACTGCATTTTCTGCTGGTACTGATTTGTATGGTGGAGAATATGAAAAAGCAAAAGCAGAATTAGGATTTCCTGATGGTTGGTTTACAAATCCTAAAGTAATTCAACATGTAAATAAAATTGGTCAAGAATTAGAAAATCTTCTCAAATCAAAATATCCTAAATGGAGATATGCATTTGATCAAGATAATAAAAACCAAGCTTACATGATGTTATTTACAGATGAAGCTCCAATGAAATAAAATAAAACTAGATAAAATGGATAAAGAAACTTTACGTATGCAAATGTTGGCTGGTGTAATTACAGAAAGCGAATACAAAGCAAAATTAGAAGAATCTAAAAAAGAATCATTAAACGAACACTACGTTGCAGGAGGAATTGTAGGAGTTGGAGCGATTAACAATCCATTTGAAGGTCGTAAAAAAGCAGATTACGAAGATGCTTTTGAACATTTCTTAGGTCAAAAATATAGCTTAAATGAAATGGAAAAAGAAGTTGAAGAAGGTAAAGAAGTAGAAGAACCGTCTTTATATGAAGCTGAAGTAAATGAAAATGTAGGAGCTACTATAGAAAAAATACTTCAATCATTTGAATTTTCTGAAAAAGGAAATGATGAAATGATTGAATTCGCTAACTATCTTCTTTCACCTGAAGGACCAAAAAATATTGCTATGTCTATTAAAAGCAGACTTAAAGGCGAAGGTGGAGAAAATTACTTTACTAGCACCCCAGATGAACTAGATGCTCTTTTAAGCAAACTAAAATGAACCAAAGAGACACAATCACATTAGACGTTCCTCTATTTATTCGTTTACTCGAATACGCTAGAGAGGATGCTCAAACCGACATGGACTTACACAACGTATCAGAAAATGCAATTGGTTTAGCACTTTCAGGAAAAACGTTAACAATGAAAGACTACAACATGATTGTTGGTTCCCCTGAAGACATTGAAGAAATTAAAATGCTCCAAATACGAGCTGGAATTATCAAGTAATGCAAGTAATGACAAAATTAAACTTTGATCAAATGCTCCAAGCAGCATGTGATGCTATGAAAAAAGAATCTGTATTAGCAGAGCTTTACCAAGCAATTACAGGTAAAGAAATGACTGTTATGCAAGTTATTTTTAAAGGAGACATGAGATATCCTTCTTATGTAGTAATAGTAGATGATAGAGGAAACACATTAGTAAATCCAATGACTTCTCCTTATTTAGATGATCTAGCAATTAAAATGCCTTTAGAAATGACTGAAGCTGAAGCAGAAGAAGCATTAGCAGCAGCAGGATACAAAGATGAATGGAAAACACTTACACTAAGAGCCCCTCTTTATTCAGTTGTTTACCCTCCATTATATATTTTTGAAGTAAGAGATAAAGGTTTTATTGCTGTAGATTCAACAGATGCAACTAATGTTTTTCCAATTCAATAAAAATGGCAAAAGCAAAAAAAGAAGGGAAACCAAAACGCAACAGAACTAATTTAGTTAAGCGTCTTAAAGTGATTGAACGCAACGAGAAGATTCTAAACGAATATAAAAAGACGGCTTAGGACCGTTTGCTAGTTATAGCAAGAGAATGTTTTAATCGCAACCAAAAACATTTTCAAAAAAAACAGAAGAGCTTGCCTAACCGCAAGCTTTTTTTTATCTTTAGGTAATGAAAAAAAAGTTACCTTCCATATTAAAGGAAATAAAAACTAAGGTTTTACCCCAAATAGACTACGCAACTCAAAAGTCTATTTCATATTCTCAAATGTCTATGTTCAATGAGTGCCCTAAAAAATGGTCACTACAATATAGAGAAGGTCACAAACAATTTACTTCTTCAATCCACACTATTTTTGGAACTGCACTACACGAAGTACTCCAACATTACCTTACAGTAATGTACGAACAAAGCGGAGCAGAAGCAGACCGCATTAACACAGCTGAAATGCTTGAAGAAAAACTCCGTGAAGAATACAAAAAACAATACCAAGCAAACAACAACCAACACTTTGTTACCCCAGATGAACTTAGAGAATTCTATGACGATGGAGTAGAAATTATAAGAGAAATAGCAAAAGAAAGAGGTAAACACTTTAGTAAACGAGGATGGCATTTAGTTGGATGTGAAGTACCTCTTGTATTAACTCCAAATCCAAAACTACAAAACATAATGTTTCAAGGGTTTTTAGATGTTGTTTTATACCACGAACCAACCAACACATTTAAAATCATAGACATTAAAACAAGCAGACAAGGTTGGAGTAAAAAAGAAAAATCAAACGAACAAAAACAATTTCAACTTATTCTATACAAAAAATACTATTCGGAACTATACAACGTACCAATAGAAAATGTAGAGGTAGAATTTATGATTGTAAAACGTAAAATATTTGAAAGCGAACAATTTACCATCAAACGTGTACAATGGTATAAACCGGCTTCGGGTAAAGTAAAATTGAATAAAGTAACAAAATCAATTGAAGAATTTATAGAACAGGCGTTTGATCGAAACGGCTTTAAACAAGTTGAACACCAACCAAAAGTAAATGATAATTGCAAGTGGTGTCCATTTTACAAAACTCATTTATGCTCTGCGACCTACTAATATACCACCATATGTATATACGATAATATTAAATTAAAAACATATGAGTGATAAAAAACAAGTATTAACGAGCGTCAAACTAGATGTAGATCTATTTGAAAACTTTAAAATTGAGTGCATTAAACGTAAATTTTCATTTCAAAAACTAAGTGAACGAGCAATTCACCTTTATTTAACAGACGAAGACTTTAGAAAACAAATCCACAACCACAACAACCTAAGCTTTGAGGTTGAAGAATAAATTTGTACATTAAACCAAAACAAATATAGTTATATGAATTCAAGTTTTAATTACTTACCGCAAAACGAGCGGAAAAAAATCATGCTAATTTGTGATGACATTCGAGTACACTCCGGTGTAGCAACAGTGGCACGTGAATTAGTTTTAAACACAGCCCAACATTTCAATTGGGTTAACATCGCGGGAGCAATAAATCACCCCGAAAAAGGAAAACGATTTGACATTTCCACAGACACTAATACAAACACAGGTTTAACAGATGCTTCTGTTTTCTTATATCCTGTTGACGGCTATGGAAACCCAGATTTGATCCGACAATTGATTCAAATTGAACAACCAGATGCAATCATGTTGATTACCGATCCAAGGTATTTTGAATGGTTGTTTATGATTGAAAATGAGATTAGACAACACATGCCAATCATTTATTTAAACATCTGGGATGATTATCCGGCACCGTTGTATAACAAAGCATTTTACGAGTCATGTGATGCATTGTTAGCAATTTCAAAACAAACAAAGTTAATTAACGAGCTTGTTTTAGGTGAAAAAGCTAAAAACAAGGTAATTGAGTATGTTCCTCATGGATTGAATCATGAAATGTATTATCCGATTGAAAAAGAGGATGAATTGAAAGAACTTGAAGCGTTTAAAAAACAAATTTTTGGAAACGATGAGAAGGATTTTGTAGTGTTTTTTAATTCAAGAAACATTAGACGTAAACAAATTCCGGATACAATGTTAGCTTTTAGGTTGTTTTTAGATACATTGCCAAAAGAAAAAGCAGAAAAATGTGCTATGGTAATGCACACCGAAATTATAAGTGAACATGGGACTGATTTAGAAGCAGTTAGAAAAGTGTTGTTTCCAAAATATCCTAAAGCAATTTATTTTTCAACAAACAAGCTAGACAACAAACAACTAAACCAACTTTATAACATTGCAGACGCTCAAATTTTATTGACATCAAATGAAGGTTGGGGATTGTCGTTAACAGAAGCAATTTTAGCAGGAACTGTAATTATAGCAAACGTAACAGGTGGAATGCAAGATCAAATGCGTTTTGAAGATGAATATGGAAATTGGTTTACACCATCACCTAAAATCCCTTCAAACCACACTGGCCGTTACAAAAATCATGGTTCATGGGCGTTTCCGGTTTATCCAACAAACCGCTCAATTCAAGGTTCACCTAAAACACCTTATATTTGGGATGATAGATGCAATGCTGAAGATGCAGCTGCACGTATATCCGAAGTATATGCAATGGATAGAACATTAAGAAAAGATCTTGGTAAAATAGGAAGACATTGGGCTGTAAACGAAGCTGGGCTTACAGGAGAACATATGGGAGTTAGAGCAATTCACGCGATAGATAAATTATTTGACACGTGGACTCCGCGAAAAAGATATGAGCTAATCAACGTTAATGAAGTTAAAGAAGACACAATTGATCACGAATTTGTATATTAAAAGTTATGAGTAAACCAACATTTGTAATAAGCTGCCCTATCGACACATATTCAGGATATGGAGCACGTTCTCGCGATATCGTCAAAGCGATTATTGAACTAGACAAGTATGATGTAAAAATCTTACCTCAACGATGGGGAAGTACCCCTATGGGATTTATCAAAAACAATCCAGAGTGGGAATTTTTAGTAAAACATTTACTTCAAACCCCTCAATTACCAGCACAACCTGAAATTTGGATGCAAATTACAGTTCCAAATGAATTTCAACCAATAGGAAAATACAATATTGGATGTACAGCTGGAATTGAAACCACAATAGCACCAGCTGAATGGGTTGAAGGTTGTGGTCGTATGAACTTGATTTTAGGTTCTTCTGAACATACAATTAAAGTACTTAAAGAAAGTAAATTTGAAAAGCGCGACCAACAAACAAACCAAACAGTAGGGATTATTGAATGGAAAGGTGATAGTGAAGTAATTTTTGAAGGCGCTAATATTGAAACATACAAACCAGTAAAATCAACATTTGATTTATCTAATATAAAAGAAGAATTTGCTTATTTGTTTGTAGGACATTGGATGCAAGGACACTTAGGTGAAGATAGAAAAAATGTAGGATTGCTAGTAAAAGCATTTTATGAGACATTTAAAAATAAAACTAAAAAACCTGCTTTAATTTTAAAAACATCTACTGTAGGTTCATCTTATATGGATAGAGATGAATTGATCAAACGTATTCAAGCAATTAAAGCAACAGTAAAATCAACTAACCTACCAAACATTTATTTGTTGCATGGTGAATTTACTGATGTTGAAATGAACGAAATCTATAACCATTCCAAGGTTAAAGCAATGGTTAACTTAACTAAAGGAGAAGGTTTTGGTCGTCCGTTACTTGAATTTTCACTTGTAAACAAACCAATTATTACAACAAATTGGAGTGGACATATTGACTATTTAAACCCTGAATTTACAACACTTTTACCAGGTACAATGACCAAAGTACATCCTTCAGCAGCAAATAATATGTTGCTTCAAGAAGCAGAATGGTTTAGTGTAGATACAAGTCACGTAGGAAGCTATTTAAGAGATGTATTTGAAAATTATAAAAAGTATGCTGAAAATGCAAAACGACAAGGTTTTCAATCACGTACCAAGTTTTCGTTTGATGCAAT